TTGTAAGTATTCAGCATCTCTAAATGTTTCTTCTATTGTTCTCATATTATTTTAAAATGTGCCATCTCCATAGTCTTGACCTTTCTTATGCCAATGTGCCGTAGATCTGTCGTTATTATTATTATTTTTATCTTCTCGTTTTTCCCAAGTTCTAACACAAGCTTTCCAATTTTTCATCTTATTGCTTCCAACCATCCAATCTTTGCTTTCGTAAAAATCAATAAAGGCATCTGCACATACTTTATTTTTCCTTTCATTACAATATTGATGTACTTCTTCAACAGTTGGTTTTTTAAAAAAAGCCTTTTTATTACTATCTGTAAGATTAGTATTACTATACGTAGTATTAGTATTATCTGTATAATTTTTTAGACTAGGGTTGTCTAATAAATTGATAGACCTAGACAAAATTTCTTTACTACCTTGTCTATATTTTACAACTCTTGATATGTAACCGTTTTTCTCTAGTAGTCTTAACCAATTCTGTATGGATGCCCTACTAACCTCATAAAGTCTGCAAAAGTATTCTGTTGAAGCTTTACAGTTACCATTCATATTGCACAAAGCAGTTATCTCAGCATAAAGTAATTTAGCATTAGGTGTAAGTTTTTTACTGTATCTTACTTTAGCTGGAATAATTGCGTAGTAGTTTGGTTTCTGCATTATATAATATTTATTGTATAGTGATAATTCTTCATTGCAAGTTTAACGTTTTCTATTTGATTAGAAAAATCTAAATATGTAGTATATATAATACATTGAGCATTACCACTTATAATTTTAAGCTTAATGTCAGATTCTCTTGACTCATAAACTTTGTTAAGTAACAAGTGATTCTTCATTTGTTTACCTGTTATAAATACATCTTTTTCAAAAATAACATCCTTATATTTTTTTAAGACTTTTATAAAAGTATTTCTATAAACATTACATTGTTTAAAATTTTTTTTGTGTGTTCTTTCATAATGATATGAAACTGACCTGTCTCTTTCAAGAACTTCAGCAATTACAGCTCTAGGTATATTTTCTTCAGTAAGTCCTATATAACTAGCAACTGATCTTGCTGTCTGTATATTTCTAGTTCTATTTTTAAATACTAAAGAGCCATTAGGCAACCCCATTACTCTTGTAGTGAGGTCGCATATAGCTTTAAAGTTTAATTCTTCAGTCATCTTAAAATGGTAAATCTTCAGGCATAGTACCTGTAAAATCTGTACCCATAATAACATTATCTTTTGATGTATTACCATTAGCCCATTTCCATCCTGTAATGTTTGTGTAGTATTTACCATTGTACTCTCTGCTTTCTACGTTTACAGATACCTCTACACTATCTCCTTCATTAAATCTTTTAACTGATTCAATAGCTTTATCTCCAAATGCAGTAATACATACTTCTTTTGAATACTCATCAGACTGAGTTATTATTACATCTAGCTTTTGCCATTCATTACCAGCTTTACTTGTTCCACTTTGTAGCTTTAACTTTTTCTTAATTGTTCCTTTTACTTCCATTTTTTTTATTTATTTAATTATTACTTAATTTCCAATTTATATATTTAGTTAATGTATCTCCATCAAAGATTATTTTATCTTTTTCAGGTGCGTAAGGATATTCTCTACCATTACTATGTTTCTTTGTTTTTAATGTTTGAATTGGTAACCTATATAAAAACCTACCAATACCCCAACAAACACAAGCTCTTTTAAAAGCATCAGATGTTTTTCCTTTATCTTTTTCTACATTAGATTCTGATCCTGTGTCTGATTTCCATACCCATTCATTAAGCTTTTGATTCCATATACCTACTTTACAAAAAAGTTTATTGTCTTCTGTATAATATTTACTTTGCCAATTTCCAGCACCTACTACTTCATCTAATAAGTCTTGACAATCTCTTGCGTCTATATAAGCTACACAAGTTGTTTTACCAAATTTTGTTGATTGTACTCTCCACTTATAAGGGAGTTCTTTTTTTAATTCTTTAAATTCCATTTCTTAATTATTTAATTTATTTTCATAACATTCTACACATATAGTATCATAATCTGATTGGTCTAGTTCTTCATCACATTGTTCACAACAAGGATTAGTACCATTCCATTCAGTAGGATCTACACAATTTTGATTAGTTGATTTTGTATATTCTTCGTAATTCATTATGATACTACTAAATTAGTTATCCATACAATTAAAATTACTGAAGCAATACCTACAACAATATCTGCTAGTAAACTATATTTTTTTTGTTCTTCGTACTTTATTGAGCTGATTGCATAATCAGACATTAGGTTCTTTCTTTTAATAGTATCAGTTTGCTCATCATAATATATATGAAAGAATCTGTCTATTTCTTCTGAGTTGAAAATATGTTCTTGTCTTGTTGTACGATTGATTACTCGAAATTTTGACATCTTAAATAGTTTTGATTAATAATGATACAAAAGTACATAAAATAAACGATACTCACAAGTTTATTAATATACTTATTAACAATTTAAGTGTTAAGAAAGGAAATGACTAGATATAAGTAGTATAATTATTATAAGTAAATAAAATGCAAATAATTGCCAAGTTATATCTTTCTTCATTACAAAGGCATTGGTTCTAGTATAGGCAAACGACCATTGTCTAATATAACTGCACATCCTAATATTGGTTTAGCAGTATGGAATTTAGCATATCCATAGGCAAAAGATTTATAATCTATACCACAAGGAACTTGTACACCAAATTTAAGATCATTTAAAGAAGCTGTATAATCTATAAAACCTTGTGTATGAATATGTCCTTGAACCATAGAAGTACCCCAATTTTGTACTCTTTTCATTATACTTTTACCACTACAACCTGTTCCGTGAGTATATAAAACATTATCGTGTACAAATTGTTCTTCAAATATCCAATCAGGAACTCCAAGAACTTCATTAAGACTTCTTACCCATCTTTTATCTATTCCTGAATCTTCTGCCTTTCTAGCAATAATTAAATCGTGATTTCCTAAAGTTACAGTAATACCTCCAGGTACAGTAGAATTATTAAATGCTTTGTACCATTCTTTAATTTGTTCAATTGCCATAGTTAATTCATACTTACCATCTGTCTCAGTTGATGTATGATGAAACGAGGCAAAATGAGAATCGATGAGGTCTCCCGTAAACGAAACGGCATTGCAATTATATTTATGATAAGTATCAATTGCGTGTTGTAAGTAATTTCGATGGGTGTATGGAAGATGTACGTCTCCCACCACCAACCGATTTACCTTTTTACTACGTAAATCCTTAATTACTTGGATTTCGTGTGGCTTCAATCTATAACGATTATTTCTTTGACTTTCCAAAATCTGCGAATGATTGTCCACCTAACATAGCGATTAATGACCACCAAATTTTAGATACTGCATCTTCATCTACATTTAAAGCATTTGCAATTAAAGGAATAACAATAGATGCTAGTCCTAACCATACCTTCTTAGATGTAAGAAGTTGTGTAATAATATAATTCTTCATTTTATTTATTTTTAATTATTAATTTAATATTTTCTCCTCCCAAATTTATTATTTCTTTCATTAACAATGACATAGCTAATGATGAGTTACTAACAAAATTATGTTCACGTTTCTGTCCTACTAAAATACAACCCCTTGAGTCTTCTGCCTTATTACCTTTGTGAAATAGTATATAGTCTCTATTAGGAACGTCTTGTACTAACAAGTGTAAATAGTCTCTTGTTCCACTTTCTCTAGGGTATCTAAACCTTACATTATAAACTCCAATAGGAATACTAGAGATACGTCTTTGATTATCCTTATAAGGCAACTCAAGAGTATCACAGAACATCTCTCCATCAACGTATAACTTACCAATTATAGATTCTTTTGTAAAAGTATCTCTAATTAAAACTAGACTAACGCCCTTGTCCTCTGTAAGTGTTTTTGTCTTGCTTTGAGTGTCTACCCTTTCTTTTTCTTCTAATGCTCTTAGAAGTGCTTGAAATAACT